ACTTTTGGTTTGTTTTTGTGACGGTTGTGGCTCATCTCTCTTTGGTGTTAAATCGCATCGTTAAGGGCTTATTTGACACTTTGTGGTGTTTTTATCTTACACTTTGACTGAGTGGGGGAGACGGCTTTGATCATCCATTAACCCACCGCCTCCCAACAACCGACTCATAGCCATGATATGTGTTTCCAGTATTGGTTTGACTCTTTTTTGCGTAATCCATCCGGCGATCCTTTGTCGGCTCGCTGCTTGCGGTATGTTACATAGCAGTCCTTGCAGCGTCCCTTGTAGTATGCGAATACTCCATTCTTTGTCTGTGGGCTAAACCGATCTACCGGTAGCTCACGGTGGCAAGAGTTGCAGGTCTTAACGTGTTCCGTATCCATCTTTAGGGCTCTTCTTAGCTGTTACATTGCTATATCCGGATCCTTCTACGACAAGCTCCCAGTCCAAGGTGATGTCTTCCCCTGTTGTTACATCCACCTCTCTCTTTGTGCCGTCGTCATTGATGTAAGTGCGCGTCCTGCTAAAGACACGTACAGCACCAGTTTCTTTGTTCTTGTAAGTTGGCATCTCAATTAAATTTAGTACCCCTGACAGGACTTGAACCTGTAGCCGACAGCTTAGAAGGCTGTTGCTCTATCCATTGAGCTACAGGGGCATGATCCATTAGTCTGTTAGTTTTACTAGTCTGTCAATCATCTCTGGGTCATGCTTGCGCACAGCACGTAGGTTCTGTCGCTCTTGCACCTTTGCCTTTTCGTACGCCGTCCTTGAGCAGCTGGATCCAAGGTTAGCAAACAACAGGGCATTGGTGTGTAGCACTTCGTCAATGATCCTCTTACAGTTCTTACACGTTAGATAGGGCATGATTCAATCCTTTTAATCGTTCCTCGTTGATGGTATCAATGTGATACTCCTCCCGTACACGCTCATACAGGTTCTCACCTAGGCGCTTGGCTTCTTTCTTGGTCATGGAAGCTACTGCGTCCTCCCATTCCAATTTGCTGGAGCACAAGATCCCGGTCTCGCCGTGTTCTACTAGCTCCTTGTATGGGCTCACGTTGCTGGCAATGACTGCTGTCTTGGTAAATCCAGCCTCCACTACCTTCAGTGAGCTCTTCATTCTGTTAAACTTGTTGTCCCTCAGGGGCACTAGTGATACGTTCATGCGCTGGTAGAGCGTGCCGTACTCCCATATGCTGAATGGATCAAAGGTCAGGTTGGTCTTTAATAGCCCTTCGTAGTCCACATGGCGCATTCTCACCGCTAGGGTTTGGTACTTATCCCAGTCAATGTGTGCTAGCTCTTGGATGTCCTCCATATGCGAGCTGGCTCCTGTGTATCCAAACCATAAGTTCTTGCCGGTGATCTTATCTGTGCTCCACTGATCCTCGTCCGGGTTGATGCCGTTAGGTACAATGCGTATTGTAGCTGTTGGGTTCAGGTAAAGCTTAATCTGCTTAGCAAGGATGGTGCTAGGTGTCCAGATCTCGTCCGCTGCTCGTATCGTTCTCTTGATGGCGTTACCAAAACCATCTTGACCCTGCCACTTGCTGTAGATAGGGTTGCTCTTGCGCACCTCCCAGTAGTCGTCTAGATCTACGATCAGCTTAACCCCAGCCTCTTTTAGTCTGGTCCGAAATAGCTTGACCCCTTCAATCTTAGCGTACAGGGTGCGGGATACTACAAAGTTGTCTACGTGTTCTAAATTAAAATCCAATAGCTCAAAGGGATCGCTGACTACGTGCAAGTTGATCTGTCCCTTGTCCTTCATGCGAAGGAATGGAACTAGAAGCCTGTGGTAGTTGACCCCGTGAAGCGTTTCAATAAAAATAATGGTCATCCTTTTTTGATTTTTCCTCTACTGCTGTTTTAATTATGTCAACCTCTAGCCTGACTTTTTTGATCGCATCGTTAACCTTTAGGCTGACAAGATCAATGTCGTCAATGGGGTTTCCTAGCGAGTCGTGCAGGTCTTCGTAAAGCTCCTCCATTACGCGTCCGGCTCTGGACGTGCCACGGAAGTAGCACTCGCTTAGTTCTTTATCAGTCATGGGTAATAGCATCTGTTATGATTTTAATGGTTTCGTCTACTTGACCTTTGTTCTTCGGAAGGAAGAGCATATAGTCACCCATGCCATTTAACTGAAGGTGCTGCATAAAAAGCTTCCACCGGATGGGGAAACTATGCTGAGACGGTACGTATCCTTTCGTCTCAATAATAAACTTATGGGTATGTGATACGAAGTCTGGTGTATAGGTGACTGCCAACACTTTCTTTCCCTGCTTATCAGCTAGGGTGCTAGCTTTTGGTGAGCTCTTGTAGTACTTACCGGTATACACCGTTGATTTCAATACTTCAAACTTGTCTGACTCATACCCAAAGTCCAGTCCTGCGCTTTTCAATTGGCTGTAGCAATACTTCTCAAGTGCCGACGAGAATTCCACGCCGCCTACCTTTATCTTTTTGTGGTTGACGGCGCCTGTTTTTCTCGCTGTGCGCTTCAGTTTTTTCACTAGAAAATGTTTAAATCAAAGCTAGGGGTAATATCTGACAGTTGCAAGCTATTTTTTTCTCTTTGTTCTTTGACAGTCAGGGGTATAGGCTTATAGATCTCATCTCCAACTACTGGGGTAAATCCAGTGCGTGCTGAATTCATGCGAAGCAAGAACGGATCATCTATTGGTGTAGGCTCACCACCCAGTTCCTGCGTACGTATTTTACGTACATGGATCTCAGCTGTTGTACGCACATGGTGTTCAGGTGACTGGATTTTTCGGTGAATCGTGATGAATGTATCACAGCGGTTTATCATCTTGCCGCCACCTTCAGTGTCCTCTGCGTATGGAGCAACTGCGAGCCCATCATTTCCCTTACGTCGCTGGGCTTCTGTCACTGCGTGCATATTGACCCACATAGCTATATCGTTAGCCTGTCCGTACGTTAGGATCTCAGAAACTGCATCATAGTGGTATTCGTGCGTGCTTATGCCTGTGTTTCCACTCATGGAAACTTTTAAGCTGTTGTACGGATCAATCAGGAATCCATCCAGCTTCTGGTTGCGGCGTACCTTCTCACACATGAGGATCAGATCCTTGTAGCTGTAGATGTCGTGGTTGCTGATGATCGTGAAGTTATCCTGCACCCATTTGAATGCCAGCTTACGCTCTTGGTGCGTCATGCTGTCAATCTTGCGGTTCACCAGAAACTCCATTAGGCGGACCTTGATCAGTGCTGTTTTATTCTCAGCGCTGTAGATCAACCATTTCCACCCGTGGCGGACGACGCTGTTGAGCACCATGTAAAGAACCACAGTGGTCTTACCTACGTTGCTGTGACCATTGAAGATCACAAGCTCACGCTTGTAGCGAAAGTATCTATCCAGCTGTGCGTTCCCGGTATCTAGACCCACCTGTATCTCCCCGGATACGAAGCGCTCAATCCAATCGTAGTCATCATTATCGGAGCTGACAAAGTCCATGTCCATCTCCTCCAGCTCAATCTCCTTGATTATAGTCTTCTCCCGTTCAATTGTTTCATTGATGGGCATCTGCTTTCCGTGCTCAATGCCGTCCCGGATGGTCTTTCGTGCAGAGTCGTCGGAGTCTATATCACGCTTTGAGATCTCCCGGAATAGTACGCGCACTACTTCGTCTTCTTCCAGTAATCCAACAGCAATATATCCCCCGCACAGGACAGCGGCATTCCGCAATGCAGAGTGCTTTTGTCCGTCCTCCGCCTTCTGAATCATCCGGGCGGCAATTGCGAGCTTACGATAATCTGTAAATTCCTGAGGGCGTTGCTTGGCTACTTGGTGCTCAGCCTTCTCAGTGATGATCCCAGCAAAGATCTGGGCTTCTTCGTTCAATACTAGATCAGGATCATAGCTTTCAAAGCAAGCTCTGGATTCATTGATACCTGACTGATCTAACTCCAGACCGTATTGCTTCTGGAAGTATGTTGTGAGACCCCTAAAATGATCTCTGTGTCGTTCTGGGAACTTAACTCTAACAAGAACCTTGATTCCATTGCCTGATGGGCTCACCCACATTGCATAGGTGTATGGATCTACGGCTACTTGGCTTCTTACATCATCTAGGGACTCAAGGTGATCAA